CAAGAAATGGCTAACCAAAGTAAAATTCACGATTTTGGTAGAAATTTCAGAAAAAAATAAATATAATATCTTAAGGAGAAAATTATGGCAGATTTAAAAAATAAACTTTCTTATGGTAGAAAAGGAGAAGTTGCTTCTTCTAATGCAACTGGTGGTGTAGAGATTGCAACTCCAGAAATTAGAACTGAAACAGATCCTAGATCTACTATCCTTACAAACCAAGACAGAGTATTCAACAAAATAGGTGTTGGAGACGAAGTTGAAGTTAGAGGGACTAGAAGAATGTTAAAATCTAAAAGTAAAAAAGCAACTTGGTATTAAATTATGTGGTTTCAGGCAATTAAATTAGCCGTCTCTGCTGGAAGTAAAATTTATGCTAATAAGCAGAAGGCCAAGATGGCAATGTCAGATGCACAACTTTTGCATGCTGAAAAACAAGCTCGTGGTGAGGAAGCTTACCAGGGTAAACTTTTAGAAGCCCGTCAAGCAGATTATAAGGACGAGGCGGTTTTAATAATTTTGTCGGCGCCCATAGCGGTGCTGGCTTGGGCAGTCGTAAGTGACGATCCGGCTGCTATGGACAAAGTAAAAATTTTCTTTGACCACTTCGCGTCATTGCCGTCATGGTTTACAAACTTGTGGATCCTTGTCGTGGCGAGCATTTATGGAATCAAGGGAACACAAATCTTTAGAGGAGGAAAAAAATAATGCCTAATAGATACTTTAATAAACAAGTTGCTAATTCTAGAGCTGCTATGAAAGTAGGTGGAAGAGCAATGAAAATGGGTGGTGGAAAAATGTCTACTGCTAGAAAAGACATGGAGTCTGGTTACTACAAAGACGACATGGGAATGAAAGGCGGAGCCATGTATAAAAAAGGTGGCAAAGTCGGTAAAAAGAAACAAGGTTACAAAGCTAGAAAAGATGAATCTATCGCTATGAGAATCAAAAAGAAAAGAACTAAGAAGCAATTAAAAGCTTCAAGAGATGATTCTTACGGAAGATTTGGAAGCAAAGCTAAAAAATCTGGTAAAATAAACAAGTAAGGAGACTTATGCCAAAACCAATACCAAAAGGTAAAAAAGGAAAAGGAATAAGAAAACTTAAAAAGGTAGCTCCACAAGTTGCAAAACGAATGGGTTACAAAAGAGGAAGAAGAGCTCATGGCTAAACTTTGTCCAGCAGGTAAAGCAGCAGCGAAGAAAAAATTCGCAGTTTATCCCAGTGCATATGCAAATATTTGGGCAAGCAAATACTGCAAGGGCAAAGTTGGTCGTAAGAAAAAATCAAGCGGCGGCCTTGCACAAAGAGGCAAAGGTTGTGAAATTAGATGAGCGGATTAAAAAAGTGGCTAGACGAGAAATGGGTGGACATCGGAGCACCGAAGAAGGATGGCAAGTATCAACCATGCGGTCGTCAGAAGGGGAGCAAACGAAAGTATCCAAAATGCGTCCCACTTGCCAAAGCCACACGGATGACAAGTGGACAAAAGGCGAGTGCTGTCAAACGAAAAAGAGCAGTATCTAATACAGGGCCTAAACCTACTAACGTTGCAACATTTGCTAAACGAGATAGAAAAGCAATTGGAGGAATAATATGAAATCTCAAAAAAGAAAAGCTATCAAGAAAGTAATTAAAGGTTTAAAAAAAGCATCTAAGACACACGCTGGTCAAGCTAAAACTTTAAAGAAAGTTATTGGATCTAAAAAATGAAAATGCCAAATACAAAATATACAGGTAGTTTTATAAAAGGTGGTCCGGGAGAAAATCAAAGTTATAAAAAATATTACGGCAAATTACTTCAAGGTTTTAAAAGAGGTGGTGACGTAATGCCGAAAAGAAATAAGAAAAACTTTCGTCCTACAGAAAAGGGCGCAGGCATGACACAAGCTGGGGTCAAAGCCTATCGAAGAGCAAATCCCGGCAGTAAACTAAAAACAGCGGTTACTGGCAAAGTCAAACCAGGATCAAAAGCTGCAAATCGACGTAAGTCGTATTGCGCACGTAGCGCAGGTCAAATGAAAAAATTTCCTAAAGCTGCGAAGGATCCTAATTCAAGATTGAGACAGGCTCGTAGAAGATGGAAATGTTAGAAGCACTTAAAAAAAGATACGAAGCAGATATCGCTGAAGCTCAAGCAACTATAGAAATTTATTTAAATAAATCTGTGGGTATTGGAGAACATCCTCAACACATAGCAGAAATAGATAAACTTCTAGCAACTATTGCTGAAGCTAAAGACAAACTAAAGGTAATAGAATGGATGAAATAAACTTAATATCTAAAATACAAAAACAATTAAAAGAAAATTACCAACAAATTGGTGATGCAATGATTGGTGGTGGTGTTGACAATATGGAGAAATACAAGTACATGTTGGGACAGGCACATGCCTACCAATTTATTTCAGGGGAAATATCCAACCTGCTAAACAAAGGAGCTACGAATGGAAAAGACGGAGACGGCAAAATCGTCAACATTGGAAAAGACAGAAGTCCCAAAGCATAAAAATGCTTTGGCAGAAAAATACGAAAAAGAAAACGAAAAACAACATCAAAAAGAAGTTGATAGTTACGAACGTTTAAAGACAAAAGAGTCTTCAAAATTACCTCGACCAACTGGTTGGAGAATTTTAGTTTTACCTTTTAAAATGCCAGAGAGAACTAAAGGTGGATTATACCTTGGACAAGATACTTTGGAAAGGCAACAAGTTGCATCTACATGTGGACTCGTTCTTGAAATGGGACCTCATTGTTATGATAAGGAAAAATTTCCTGAAGGGCCTTGGTGCAAAAAAGGAGAGTGGGTTATCTTTGCTCGTTATGCGGGTTCAAGATTACCTATAGATGGTGGGGAAGTAAG